TTTGTAAGCACCTGCGCTGTAGCAGGCGTGCTTTACTATTACATTGTACCATTCTTCCGAGCAGCTCACGAAGCTCAACAACAATCCGCACTAGTCCCTGTAAGTGTGGAAGAAATTGAGGAGCGTGATTTGGAAATAAATCCATGGGCGACAGCCGTCGTCGACGAATTACATGTCGATGATAGAGCTGCTACTATGACGCACGATCAGGTAGTAGCAAAAGTGACTAAAAATCTCTTGCATGTTACGTGTCATGCAGATGATTTTCAACAATCGTGCGATGCTTTAGCCCTAGGAGGTAATTTGTTCTTAATGCCGCTTCATGTTTTCAAGAATAGAAATGACATGAAAGCTACGTTTGTACGTAGAGAACCACATTTGAACAATGCATACTTTCCTGGGCACATAAGCCGGTCTCATATGGTCCCTGTAGGCGATCTAGATTTAGCAGTTGTTTATGTTCCTTCTGGTGGTGTGTTTGCGGATATTACACATTTATTCCCAAATAATATCACTAGTAGTGGCACTGCTGATTTCTTGTTTCGCGATAGAGGTGGTGTTTTAGCTCGTGACACAATACGACTGAAATACCAAGGACCTGATACTAGCCCCTCAAACAAAGGTAACTGGTACAAATATAGTTTACCTTATAACACTTTTACTGGTTTATGTATGGGTGTTGGTGTTGCTGCACACGCAAAAAGTTGTATAGCATGTGTGCACTTGAGAGGTGTGGAAGGATATCCACACGGTAAAGGTCTGATCGTCCCACGAGAAGCTCTTGATACTGCTATCTCATATGCTCGTGAGAAATGGGAAGGAGCCATTCTTGCAACAGCAAATGGAAATTTTCCAACTGAGCGCTATGAGAAGCAAGTTTTGACATCTCGGGAAATACATCCGAATTCTCCGATAAATTACCTTTTACCAGGTAATAGTATTGAGTTTTTGGGTCAATGTGGTCCCCGTGCGTCATATACTAAGAGTGACGTTGTGAAGACGCCTATCTCGGACACAGTAGCTTGTGTTACAGGTGTAAAGAGACAACATGGTCCGCCACGATTCCATAACACCAGAATGTGGCAAGCGTCGTTAGTTCATTCCTCCAGGCCCAGTCCTGGTATGGAACCATCACTTTTGATTAAAGCATGCCGTGATTATACAGATCACATGATTGGCAAGTTCAAAAGTAAGGAATTTGCACAATTTGTTAAGGATGAATTACATCCTCTAACTGATATGCAAACCTTATGTGGTAAAGATGGGAAACGATTTATCGACGCAATGAAGAGAGGTACATCTAAAGGATTTCCTCTCACTGGTCCAAAAGCAGATATGATAACACTTTTGGATCCTGAAGATCACCCAGGCTTCCAATGTCCTGCTGTAGCTGATTCTATAATTACTGATCAGGCAAGACAAATGGAAGAAACAATTCTTCAAGGAAGACGTTGTTATGCGATCTTCAAGGCATGCGCTAAAGATGAGCCTACTAAGTTTGGAAAAGATAAAGTTCGTATTTTCCAAGCTGCTGATTGGGCCATGCAACTGCTAGTGCGCAAGTATTTCTTGCCAATTGCACGTTTACTATCATTATTTCCTATTGATTCTGAATGTGCAGTAGGTGTGAATGCACAAGGCCCTGAATGGGACCAACTTGCTAAGCACATGCGCAGGTTCGGTGAAAACCGAATTTTAGCTGGAGATTATAATAAGTATGATCTCCGCATGCCATCACAATTGATTTTAGCTGCCTTCTGGGTGCTAATTTCAATTGCAAAGTCTTGTGGCAGGTATTCTGCTCGCCACATTAGAGTCATGGAAGGTATTGC